GCTGGTCTCGCCGGCCCGAACGCACCTGACCTGTTCGCCCTGATGGCGGAGATGGTCATGCTGCCGCCGCTGCTGACGAAAAAGACCTCGGGCATCGAAATGACCGACGCCCCGACCGAACAGGAACAGGAATTGGTGGTGTAAATATACCTGTAGATAGAAAACAAGACTTTCCTCCTTTAAGTAATTTATTAAATATAGGTAAATTATTTGATGGTGGTTTTGACAAAGATGCTATAGACAAAATAGTACAAGAGCGAATAGCTGAAAGTATGCCAACTTTTGAACAACCTGATTTATCACAGTTTGTTACTAAACAAGACATACCCTCTTTTATTCCAGACATTCCAACAGGCAGAGAATTTTCTATAGAAGATATACAACAAGGTTTAAACTTACCTGATTTTTCACAATTTGCTAGACAGGAAGATATACCATCACCTAATGTTTTTGACGAAGAAGCATTAAGAAAAGAACTTATGGAAGATATTAGAGGCAGTATTAATATACCGCAAATGCCTGATTTATCTGGCTTAGCTAGACTAGAAGACATACCAAGTTTTGATCCTAGTGTATTAAAGCAAGATATATTAATGTCTATACCACAACAACAAGTTCCAGATGTTTCTAAGTTTGTAACACAAGATGATATATCTAAAGCTATAGCTGGTATTGATATGCCAACCTATCAAGCTCCAGACTTATCTGCTTATGACACAAGACTTGCACAATTAGAAGAACAACTTGCTGGTTTTAAACAGCCAACTGGCGGTAGATTTTCTGTAGACCAACAATTACCTATGGGATTATTTTAATGTCAGTATCACACGAAGAAGTAGTTAAAGCAGCACAAGCAGAACAAATATTAACCTCAGAAGTTTTTAAAGAAGCAATAGAAAATCTTAAAAACGAATATATTACTCATTGGTTAAACTCAAGAGAAATAGATGATGTTACTGCTAGAGAAGATATCCACAGATCATTATTACTATTACCAGAAGTTGAAAGACACCTGCGCATCATTGCAGAAAAAGGCAAGCTAACAAAAGCTAATATAAACAAAATTAGAAATATTGGTTAAACCTTCCCTTTTTACACATTATTAAGCTAAAATACTCTTAAATACATAAGGAGTATTTATTATGGCAATAACGGATAAACCGACTGCTTTACAAACTGATAAGGAAGTTACTACTTCGATGTTTGAAAGTTTCTTAACCCCTGAAGAGGATAAGGTTGAGGATGCAGTCACAGAAACAGAAGAAGTAACACAAGAAGAAGTCCTTGAAGAAGAACCTGAAGTATCTGAATATCTTGAAGAAGATGTAGAAGATGACGAAGAGTTTGACGATGAGGACGAAGAACTGGATGAAGAACAAACCGATGTTGAAGAGGAAGCTCCGCAACTTCAAACATTTACTGTAAAAGTAGATGGCCAAGAGGTAGAAGTCACGCAAGAGGAACTCGTCAACGGATATTCTCGTCAGCAAGATTATACGCGTAAAACACAAGAACTCTCTCAACAGCGAAAGACTATTGAGCAGCAGCAAGCAGAGTTAGCGCAAAGAGATGCGATTTATTCGCAGTTGTTACCGAAGATGGAAGCCCAATTAAAGGGCGAACTGGCTAACGAACCAGACTGGAACACTTTGTACGAAGATGATCCTGTTGGGTATGTTCGCGAAAAACAGCTTTGGGATGAAAAGAAAGAAAAACTTAGCGCTGTAAGTGCTGAACAACAAAGGCTTCAACAAGAGGCTTTGGTTAAACAGCAACAACAACTTCAACAGTTTATTGAATACGGCAATCAAAAGCTTCTTGAAATTATCCCAGAATGGCAAAACCCAGAGGTTGCTGCCAAAGAAAAAGCTGCTATAAGCGAATATGCTGTAAATTTTTTGGAGTACACTCCAGAAGAAATACAACGGGTTTATGATTATCGTGCTTTGCTTGGTTTAAGAAATGCTTGGTTAAACTCTAAAACAGTTGAAGCCACAAAGAAAAAACCAACACAAAAAGCACCAGCAAGAGTGGCTAGACCTGGTACTACTAACCGACCTAAATCGGCAGCACCTGTGAAGAAAGCAAAACAAAGGTTAGCTAAGTCTGGAAAAGTCCAAGACGCAGCTAAAGTTTTTGAACAATTAATTTAATTTTATAAAGGAATATAAAAATGGCAAAGGTAACTAACGCATTTGACACATATTCGGCAACAGCTGACAGAGAAGATTTAAGTAATATTATTTACAACATCTCTCCAATGCAAACTCCGTTTATGTCATCAATCGGAAAAAGAAATATTAAAAACGTAGTGTTTGATTGGCAGACAGAAGTCTTACCTACTCCAAGTGCTGCTGGACAGTTAGAAGGTTTTGAATTATCAAGATCTACTGCTACAGCGACAACTAGAGTAAGTAACGTTGCGATGATTTCAAAAAGAGACGCAACTGTAACTGGCTCACAGGATGCTTCAGACCCAGCTGGTAAAAGATCAGAAATGGCTCATCAATTAGCTATTATGGCTAAAGCTCTAAAAAGAGACATGGAAGAAGCTTTATGTCAAAACGGTGCTAAAACAACTGGTGACGCTACAACAGCTAGGGTAACTGGTGGTTTTGAATCATGGCTAACATCTAACGTATCCAGAGGCTCTGGTGGTTCAGGTGCTGGTGGTGGTGCTGCTCCAGTTGACGGAACAGACAGAGACTTGACAGAAGACCTTTTAAAAGGTGTTTTGCAAACTATGTTTGGTAACGGAGCTGAGCCTTCAATGGCTATATGTGGTCCACACAACAAGCAAGTAATATCTACTTTCACAGGTAGAACTCAAGCTAGACAAATGATCGATGCAAATACTGTAGAAGCTTCAGTATCTGTTTACTCATCTGACTTTGGTGAACTAAAAATCGTTCCATCAAACAGATCAAGAGAAGCATCATTACTATTAGTAGATCCAGAGTTTGCTAAAGTATCTTTCTTAAGAGACTTTAAAACTGTTGATATTGCTACAATAGGCGATGCCCAAACGAAGATGATCATTACTGAGTTTGGATTGGAAGTATCTAACGAAGCCGCTCACGGAATCGTTGCTGACTTAAACGAATCATAAGTTTAGTCAATTAGCTTAAAGGGATGTTTCGGCATCCCTTTTTTTTGTGCTAAAATCTATACATGGCAAAGACAACATTAATAGATCATAAGAAAGGTTTTAAGTCTGTATTCGCAACAGAAGATGATAAAGTTGTTTATCACACAAAACAGGATATACAGCCAACTTTAGATTATGTAAAAAATCTATCTGAATATGCACCTGGTAAAGATTTTCGCCATGTAGCAGAAATACCAATGGTGGTATATCAAAGAGCAGTCCGAGAGGGATGGGCGCAAGATTCTGCACAATGGAAGAAATGGCTAAACCATTCAGATAACAAACCATTTAGAACATGGAAAGGTAAAGTATGACATACGATGAATTAAAAACTAATATTGCAAACTTCTTAAACAGATCTGACTTAACAAATCAGTTAGACTTCTTTATAGATGCAACAGAATCAGAATTTAACAGAAGGTTAAGAAATAAAGACATGATAAAGCGTGCTACTGCTACAGCAGATGCACAATACATGAGCTTACCAACAGATTGGTTAGAAGCTATTAATGTAGAAATAACATCAAACGACTTCAGACCATTATTTCAACAATCTTTAGAATCACTAGATGTGTATAGAAAAGCTAATAACAATGTTACTGGTCAACCAATTTATTATGCGATTGTAGATAATTCATTAGAGTTAGCACCTACCCCTGATGCAAGTTATACGCTACAATTAACATACTATGGCACTATAGATGCTTTAAGCAGTTCTAATACAACGAACTTTATATCCACAGGATATCCAGATGCTTACTTATATGGTGCTTTAAAACATGCTTCTATCTATCTAATGGAAGATGAAAGAGTGCCGTTATTTACAGCACAATTTGAAAAAGCATTAGAAGAGATGAGAATGGAACAAGAGAAAGCAGAATTTGGCAAAGGCTCTCTAATGCAAAGAAGAAGAACTTATGGCAAGTCTGGTAAAAACATTTATTATTGGAATAATAATTAGGAGACAATATGGCTGGATTTAGTGATTACTTAGAAGATAAAGTATTAGACCATGTATTTGGTGGTAATGCTTATACAGCACCAGGAACATTATATGTTGCTTTATATACTGTAGCACCTACTGATACAGGTGGCGGTACTGAAGTATCAGGCGGAGCATACGCAAGACAATCAGGAGCATTTACTGTATCTGGTACAGACCCAACAACAGCTACTAACTCAGCTGCAATTGAATACCCAACAGCAACAGCTGATTATGGTACAGTAGTAGCAGTTGGTATTTTAGATGCCTCATCAAGTGGCAATCTATTAGCTTACGCAAACTTAACAACTTCTAAAACTGTAAGCTCAGGTGACGTATTCAGATTTGACGCTGGCGATTTAGATATAACATTAGCATAACAACATGGCCTCAGTAGGCTACGGATATGGTGGATACGGGAAGTCTCATTTTGGGACACCTGTTTTCCAAATTAGTGAAGCCACCATATCTGCAACATCAGGAGCTACCGCAACTGGTAGACAAATAGATAGAGGTCAAGCGACCATATCTGCAACCTCTAGCGTAACAGCAGTTGGCATACAAATAGATTTAGGATCAGCAACTATTGCTGCTACATCTAGTGCAACATCTGCTGGTGTAAGAATAGCGCTTGGTGCATCAACTATAAGTTCTACAAGTGCAATGACAGCAACTGGTCATCAGATAGACCGAGGTGTTGTATTTGGACCAGCAGTATCAGGAATGACTGCTACTGGTAGATTTACAGTAAAAGGTGTTGTTGACATACAAGGCGTTAGTGGCTTTGATGCTATCGGTCATCAGATAGATAGAGCCGCATCTACAATTACACAAACAAGTGGATTTAATGCAATTGGTGGTCTAAAATGGGAAGATATAATTGTTCCTGATGACACATGGACAGAACAAGATATAATAGCAGATACCTGGACAAACCAAGCGAATCCAGACACATCATGGACAGATTTACAAACAAGTACAACATGGGAAGATCAATCTAATCCATCTACTACTTGGAATGAATTAAGCGAACAAGACGCAGCTTAAAGGATAAAATTTTATGGCAGATACATTTACAACTA